GGGTGAAGCCGATGAGGATGCGACCAGTGTGGAATTTGGTCTTTGCGACGCGGAATCTGAAACGGAGTGAACCGCGCCAGAGGACGAAGCATTGACCGATGTAGAACATGGGCGTGGTGAGGAAGGCTCGGAGGGGTGCCTGGACGGGGGGTACCGTGTAGTTGTAGGAGCCCTGGTACCAAAGGGCGCTGGGCGAGATGTTAGCGCCATAGATGACAGTGCCGAAGGCGGCGGAGGTGGCCATGTTGAAGTTGGCGCAGAGTGCCCACTGACCCAGGAGGAATGCGAGGGACATCTCGTCGACCATAGAGCCGGCGAACCCGGGGAGGGCTGCGACCTTGTTGTCGGCGAAGAGTCCAAGGGAATATGAAGTGTCGTGTCCATCACAATTGTTCTGGTAGGTATTTTGGGTGATGAAGGTCCTCTGCACGGGGTTGGTGTAGCGTGGTTTAGACCAGCCGAAAGCGGACGCGACATGCGCACCAACTCGCAGGGCCCAGGCGGTTGGAGCAGCGAAGGACATGAGGGATGGGATACCAGTGAATACGGTCGCGACGGCCGCACCGGTGTTGAGCGCCCGCTCGATGGGACCAGGGGAACGGGCCTCGTTGTCGGAGGGTGAGGCCATCTGTGGAGTGATGAATGTGCAGTTGTCGGGGACGGCACCGATGGTTTCGACGTCCTCAAGCCACCACCAGACGGAGCCGGTAGGGACAGGTTGCCCGGCAGCGAGCACCACAGGGGTGTACGCGTAGAGGCCCATGGTGCCGATGGTGTCAGGGATCTCTCCAGCGGTGTAGTTGTAGGGGACGTAGTCGAGGGCGTGAACCCAAGGGACGCGGAACTCAACGGCGGTTGACTCTGTTATGTCGAGGTAGACGCCGGGCACCTGCGAAATGAGATTTGCGGGGATGGGGTTGTACTCCGCGTAGAGGTTGGCAGCTTGGTTGCATGGGAGCCAGAAGAGGCGGAGGAGCCCTGCTTGGAAGGGCGTGGCGGCGATCTGGAGTCGGAAGCAGAGGGTGCACCGAAAGCCATAGCACCCAGATAGCCGATTGAAGTTGTCGAAAGCTGTGAAGAGGTTGGCGACTGTTATCTGGTTCTGGACGATCGTCCCACGCGTGGTCTCATCGTAATTAAACGAAAGCATAAGCGAGGGGCGAGCCAGGTAAGCCTTGATGTCGCTAACGGCGGGGTCGTGGTACTCTGAGCGGGGCTGGGCGTAGTTGGCGCCACGCACGACGGAGGCATCGCAGGCTTCGTTCGCGAAGACGGTTAATGAGGCCGTCTCGGCGTTGACAGGCACTGCGACTCCCTCGAGGGCGGAGCACTCGGTAGTGGAATTGACGATATCCTGGGAATCATTGGTAGTGGTGGTAGGGAGCGGGAGATTCGTGCAGCACAACGCTCATAGGGCTGCATATAGGCTGGTGCACTGGTTTTTGCGCCCACGGGCGCGAGGAAACCTGTACTGTAAGGCTAAATAGCCCTCCTCGTTGTCGCGTCCTTCCTGACCACCGCCGCATTAGCCAGCCATTTGACCAGCGGCGGTGCGTATATAGGGACCGATCTTGTGTGAGTTTTGGCACTACACAAAGTGCATATGTGACCACTGATAGACCTAGGGAGTTACTGAAGGGGCGGATTTACCCGGACTGGACCGGATCTCACGCTGCTAGCAGGATAGCTCGCCCTAGGATTCACAGGAACACGATGTGCTGTCGCACGATAGTTTAATGACATTTCGGTCAGCTTTGCCCCGAGTGCGACTAGAAGTCGGACAAGAGGCCCTCCATCACGTAGGACTGGAAGGTGGCACGCGTAGAGCCATAGCGGGAAACAAAACTAGGGTTAGTAGCCTTGATACCCGCCATGACCTTGGGATACCACTCATCCCAGACCTCTGAAGGATGGAGGCTGAGCTCGAGGAACAGGCGGTCGCAGTTATCACGGAGGATCTCTGCGGCGCCCTTATCCGTACGGAGCCAGAATGGCAGGGTGAGCACTGACTCAATGTCAAGCGCTCCAACCCATCGGAACAGGTCATTGTCGTAGCGGAGTGTGCGCTTGAGGAAAGAGATATTGGTAATGTCGCGGCTAATGGGACCGGCACTACCATCTTTCGCCTCAGTGGTGTACGTCATGTGGAGCTCAGCCATGGCGGTTGTGATGGTGTGCTGGTTGAACAGATCAAGGACCGTAGGTTCGATTGCCAACACATTGTCGTCGCCGTAGACTGCGATCCACACATACTCCTCGAAATGGGGCACCATTGGGATGCCCATGATCTTCTCCCAGCACATGTGGAAGAGTAGGAGGTTGCAGATACTGTTGATGATGGAAGTAGCTGGGTGTCCACTGGGGAGGCTTCGGGCCCACTCGTATACGGTGGACTTGATTGGACCGAGGCCCCCAATGTGGCGGGAATTTGTGACTTCGAGCCAGAGGACTTCTCTGACGCGAGACCACTCATCCTCACCATACCAATCAGCGATGATATCGAGGGCGGCCTGCAGGACCTGGGGTTGTAGAGAGCTGTCGAAGCCCTTGAAGTCCCCAGCGACACAGGTGCGACCCCCGTTGATGTACTTGAGGCAGTCACCTAGCTCTTTGAAGCCCGTGTAGCTGTTCAATCCGATGGCGATCCCGTGCTTGAGGGGGGTGGCCTGGATTGCTGAAGTAAAGCTCATAAACGTCTGTCGAAACGCAACGAGGTACTCCAGCGGGCATGCAGAGATGAGGCGGGTGAGGCCTTTCTTGTTCTTCTTGGAGGAACGAAGCTCGTCCTTGAGGATGTCAGCAAAGATGTGCTGGCACCGGACGCCGGCTTTGGCGCGCGCGAGTACGTGTTCAACCCTCTTAAAGAGGGCTTTGCACTCGGGCCTTGTGAAGTCGAACTCCTGGTCAATGCCAAAGAAGTGGCGCTTGCCGCTTAGCTTGTTCTTGCGGATGATGTGGGGGTACCCAGGGGAGCTACTCCTGGGGATCGATTGTGAGCTCGGGAGGGTCTTGTCCCCCGTACACGCCACTTCTGGTTCGTAGCAGGGCACTCGTTTGTGCCCGGCGGTCGCTTTTTGGATGCGCCGCGACACTTGGTGCTTTGCTCTTGCGAGCATGTCAGGGTCGACGCTCTTGACTTCACCGCCATAGCCCCGAAGGGCTTTCGCCATGGGGTTGATCTTCTCGCCCTCCTCGTTAGAGAAGGCACGGAGATGGGCGGGGGACTTGTCAGTGACCGTCCACGCGTTGTGGCATGGAGACGGGTAGAGCTTGGTGTCAGTGGGGCAGCTGTGCCCTGGTGCAGTGCCCAGCTTTGTGAAGCTGGTGTCGGGCAAGAACATTGGCCCACACTGGGGTGAGATGAGGGGATCTTCTTCGTCCTCATCCACCACGATTTTGAGGCGCGAAATGGCCTCCTTGATCATATCCTGAGTAATGAGGGCAGAGACTCCGCTTTGGGGAGCCGTGTAGCTGCCGACGTGGATACCGAGGATCTTACGGCACTGGGTGTAGGTGACGTCCTCGAGAGTGAGTAGGCCACCACACCAGCCCTCTTGGGT